CTTTAATACCACTTTTAGCTAACATTAAATTAAACTTAGCACCTTCAGGTAAACCTGCACAAAAATAAATAATAGGCTTATTATGTGCATATGCATATCCAGCTTCCCAAATTGTTCCAATATCTTTATCTCTTGTATTAACTAGTAAAAAGTCTGATGTAGAAATATGATGAAGATTTCCTGTAAAAGTTTCATCTTGTACTGATTGCGGTGCGTTTGGAGGACACACAAATATTCTTCTTGGCGAAGCCAATTCAAAAAATGCTTTTCTTTGATCAAAGATATTTTCTAGACGTGTTAATTCTTCTTCTTGTGTAGGGTTAAACCATCCGCTTGCTAAATATATTTTCATAGTGTCTCCTAAAATTGTGCTTTAACGCTGTTGATGTATTGTACGTCTTCATTCCACATTCTTGTGAATATTTTTTCTTCGCCAGATTTATTACCATTTAACTCTTCTCTTCGACATGGATAAATAGAGTCATTTTCATTATACTCAAACAAATCGTTTTTAGGTTCAGGCTGATATAAATTAGTTCCTCTAGAGGTAAAAGAACCATCAGGCATTTTAACTCTAAATGTTCTAACATAATGCATGTCAGGCTTTTCAAAGTCTAAGCATGTAGAAACTTCAGGAATTCTATCAACAACTAATCTTGCAATTCTTGTTGCAAGAATATTATCAACTTCTGGCTGGATTTGCACATCTTGTCTTTGTTTAATAAATCCAATCAAATCTTTTAAGTTAAATCTAGCAATATAAAATGTTTCCATACATTTAGGAAGTATTACTCGTGCATCCATCATTGAAATAGTTTTTGAATCAACCATGTCTGCATATAGATTTTTTGCTGCCATTGCAAGTTTAATATATCTATGATAAAAATCATCTTCACCACCTTGAGAGTTTTCAATAGATTCAGGAACTAATACATTATCATATCTTAGATCTCTATCGCCTGTACATTGTGCTGCAAATGAGCCGGCTCTATGACGAATAAGATGTGTAACTGTTTGTGTATCAATTCCACTAATTTTAAAAGTAAATCCAAGACACTCCATTGGAGTAGGAAGTGCTCTAAAATTTAAAACATCTTGCAAGTTTTGCGATGCTTCTTTAAGTTGAAAAGGACTTAACTGTGTTGACAAAGGATCATCTGCCCAAGTTGCTTTTGTCATATTCCATGCAATATTCATTGCTTGATGCCTTGTTGGTCCTTCAATCAATTCTACATTTAAAGCTTCAAGATTATTAATAAATCTTGTTTTGACTTCTTGATCGAATTTTAATTCCATAGGTAATGTAACAGGTTTTAGATCATTATTAATTGGCATTTTTTCTCCATTATATTTGTTTTGTTATTTACTTTAATATTATACTATGTTTTTTTTTAATTTACACTTTATTATTTACTATTTTTTTAACTTCTTTTAACATATTTTCTCTTTTAAAAGTTATTATATTATCATGTCTTGCTTTTCTATTGTAAGGTAAATCTGGCATAAGTATTTTTAAATCATGAGTGGCATACTCCATAGAATGTTTTGGACTGTCATCAATAGCAAACTTAACATCTCCTGAAAGATAATATTTTTGCTTTGCTACCCAAATGTACTTTTCATATGCAAAAGATAAATTGTCAAATAATACTCCATTATTATCTAGCCATTTGTATGTTTGATACTTGCATTTCAAATTACTTTCAGGTCTACTAGTTAATAGCTGAATGTAATATCCCTCATCATGAAGATAATTAATTACGTCTATTGTACTTGTAATAGAAGGAATATTTAACAACTCATTTGTCTGTATAAAGTCTTCAAAAACACCTTCAGGACTGTAACCAAAATCTTTTACTTCTTTAGAAGAATAATAAGATGTGCTGTTTTTATCTATAACAATTCCTAATGTTTTATATAACCATTCATTAAAGTACTCTCTAAAGTTACATATGATATCATCAATATCAATAATAGCAACTGGCTGTCCTTTTTTATGATCTTTTAGATTTTGTATCTTTTTTAAATATAAGTCTTTTTCTTCATATGCAGACATAAAATCTTTTGATGTGATATCATATAAACCTAAAATAGCTAACATATATCTAAATGAGTCGACTGTATTATAGACTACTTCATTAGTATTTACTTCATATGACTCTTTATCAAATACTTTAAAATTAGTTGATTTAACAATTTGAGAGACTTCATGGTGCAATGCTAAACTCAGTGTTTTCATTAACTCTTCACGCTGTCTATCAGTTAAGTTATCTGTGTCATAAAAGTTTTTAGTAAACTCTTTATGATCTTTTAATAATTTTTTAAACTTCAATTTTTCCCTCTATTTGATTATAGATCTCAATAATGTTTTTTAAAACTTTTTTATTGTTAATTTTTTCTTTTAAGTTTTTTAAAAAATTTATATTAAGAACTTTAGATTGCATATAAAAATATTCAAACTCTGCATAGTATAAAATTTGATTTTTACTATCTAAAGATATTCCATTTTTATTTCTTAATATTGCATATTGTATTTCTCTTGTTAATTCTGGAATCAGCATAAATTTTATTTTATCAATATTTTGAACATCACATTCAACTTCAATTGCAGAGTCAACAATTCCTACATCTGACGGGTCTCTTATCTCGTAAAAGAATCTTGTATGATTAAATACTTCTTTAAAAATACTTTTATTTATTAAGTGTATTTCTACATTGATTTGAGAAAATGGTGTAACAAAGTAATAGTGATCATATGAATTATTCTTTTCAATATCAATTATAGTTTTACACGTATTGATATCGTATATATTTATTGAATATCCATATGAATCACAGCTAAAAGACAAAGTAAATTCCTTAAGAATTCCTAAGTAATATATTATTACATCTTCAAGCAAATCAAACCAAATAAACTCTGATAGACTAGATGCTCTAAATTTTTTGTTTTTATAAATAGCATCTAGTTTAATCATACCTAATAACCGTCTAAAATTCTATTTCTAATTATCTTATCTTTCTTTTTAAATGCATCATAAAACTCGTCTACATCAACTCCTATAAGTATCATTAAAGAAAAGAAGTAATTAAATGAATCAACTATCTCTTCTAAAAACTCTTCTCTATCTACTTGAGGAATATCAGTTTTTCTATGTGGCTTCCAGTTTTTTAAATGTCCTAAAGCTTCAAACATTTCTTCAACACCTTTAAGTGCTGTCTCTCTACAGACTTTTTGTGATTCTTTCTGTGATAAATTAACAGGCCAATCAGGATATGAAAAAGAATATTTACTATTGAGCATTTTCATAAATGACTCTCTATCTTGAAATATTTGGTGTAATTTATCATTCATTTTTATTGATTCTCACTTTTAACAGTTTTTGCATTTTCAATCATTTTTTCTAAACTACTATCAAATATATCTCTATATTCGTCATTAAGCACAAGATTATTTTCTTCTCTTGTATGCTTTCTTAATCTAATCATTCTCATATGATCAACAATATCTGTTCCTGTTATTAAAGAAACTTGTAATAGTTTTGCAATGTGCCCAATAACGCTATCATCAATAATAAAAATTTCATTTTCTTTACTATCCATTGTAACTCCTTCTATAGTATAAGTGGATTTTTAACAAGAGTTGCATTAATAATATCGTTATCATGCTCCATTATTTTTATCATGTCAACTCCTTCAACTGATTTTAAACTTAATCCAACAGTTCTTAACTTATCTTTTGATTTAATAAATTTTCCTATATAAGATACATTAAGTTCAACAATTCTATGACCAGCATTAGTTATAATATCACTTATAGGACGCGTCTGTCTCACAGTGACTATTCCTTCTAAAGCCCTCATATCTGTCATTATATCAAGAACTGTTGGATCTTCTCTGTCTTCTATTTTTATTCTACATCTAACAAGTATATTTTCTAAGTCTTTGTGACTTTCAAGCAATAGATTATAATTCATTATTATGTCCTTCTGTAACATAATAATAAATATTACAATTTATTATAATATAAAAAAAATATATTTACACTTTTATTTTAAATTTTCAATATAACTATTAACTGCTATAGGCCATAATTCTTTTATTATTAACAACATGGATTCTGATAGTTTTTGTATCTCCCATTGTGCACCTTCATGTGATCTTAAACCAATAAACTTTAATATGTTGTTTAAGTTTGCTGTTGCATAATATTCTGTATATAGATTTTGAGGTAATACACCTCTTGCTTGCTCTTTACAAATATCTAATTCTATCATTTTGTTATAAAGATTAATGCTCTGTCTATGATGAAACTTAACAGCACCAGATACACTAAAAGTAGGTATCGGAACTAAAGAAGATATTTCTTTTGAAATAACGTCAGGATTAATTAATTCATCATTAGATGCTTGTCTATTTACTTTATGTTGTGTTCTAAATGCTTCAGGCTCATAAAACTCCATATTAAAGTCTGTATATCTTCTTGAGATCTCATTATAACTCCAAGTTCGATGTCTATGATGTTGACTTCTAATAAATAACGGAACTTTGATTCTAAAAGTTGCAATATTATGTTCTAACGTTGATGTGTGTTTATGCTTGATTAAATAGTTAATTAACTTTTCATCTTTGCTATCTAATTCTTTTTTGTGTACACCATAAGAAACCCTAGCAGAATTAACTACAGTGATATCACTCCCCATGTGATCAACTAACTCTATAGAACCAATACTATCATTATATAAATAATGCTTCATTTAATCTCCTATTTTTATATATTATAAAATATTTATAAAAATTTTACACATCACATAAATATTTTTTTATAAATTATAATATAATTTTTCTGCCCAAGGTATAACATCCCACTTTTTAGCTGAAATATTGTGATGACCTACTATACTAAATTGAGATGCATCTTTAACAGAATATACTTCATTATCTTTACATACAGGTTTATCTTCTAAGTCAACTGCTTCCATTAAAGAACTCAAAAAGGCTTCACAAAACAAAGCAAAATCATCACCAATCATAGCTATTTCTCCTCTAGGAACTCTAGCGTCTTCACCTTCATACTCTGCTAAATAAGCATCAG